TTGTGTGGATGCCTCATAGAGCACAAGGCAAAGTGGGCAACAACAACGTGCCCGGACAAAGAGGAGCAACGCTGGGACCCAGTCAAAGTTGGGAGTGAAGGCAAACGAATAACACTGAAGAAGAATGGACCAAAAGGTAATACTACAGATACTAGCGACAAAGCACAGTCTACCGATACAAAAGGTTGAGGAAGCAGTCTACTATCAATTCAAGTATACCTCTAAGGTCATTAAAGAAGGAAAGTTCGAACCAGTAAGACTGCCGTATTTAGGCAAGTTTCATGTTTTACCTGGTAGACTAAAACACCTCAACAATGCGGGATCTGATAACAGTCAGTAACAACGTAGTTGTCCCAAGCGCGTACGCACTTACCATCAACGAGTTCAAGGGTTTGAAATCCAGCGAACTTGGTGCGGTATACTTCTATACGGATCACCGTTCCCCCTACGCTGTATACGAGGAAGAAGAAAGACAGGCTAGGATCAGTCAAGATCTCAAGGTTAAGTTCACAGCTAAAGTGCTGGGAGCAGTTGACAAGTATAAGGAACTATCAGAAACCTCAGCCATAAAGTTGCTTAAATCTGCACGTAACTCGGTAACTAAACTGGAGAGGTACTTTGCTACAGTAAACCTGAACGTACTTGATGACCACGGCAAGCCTATATACCACGCCAAGGACCTGATCGCCAACCTCGCCAACATGGGTAAGGTCGTCAATGGACTGGATGAGCTAGAGGCAATCGTCAAGAAGCACGAGCAGAAGGACAACCCAAATAGAGGTGGGGTTGTGACCAACAAGTACTCACAGTAATGTTTAAAGACAGTATCAAGTATTCTCCTGCTGCACAGCACTACCTGGACTTTGGCTTCTACTCAGACGCCATGCCAGGCACTAAGGAGTACTATGACTACTGGGACGAACAAAAAGAACGATGCATCCAGGGATATTTAGATATAACAGGATACCACTATTTCTATTTAAACTTCTGCCCCATAGACCGCGTGGTAGACGATTACATGGCAGATGGTACCAAGATCGCAAAAAGAGAAAGAACATTTCCTGCCTTCTACGACGGAGACCACGAGTACTTCACTGCGGTAGACGAGTGCAGAAAAACAAACAAGCACATGGTCGTGCTTAAGGCACGACGTAAAGGTTTCTCTTACAAAGCAGGAGCTATGCTCGCCAGGAACTACTTCCTGATGCGTAACTCTAAGAACTATGTGTTTGCCTCGCAGAAAGAATACCTGATCGGTGATGGGCTACTGTCCAAAGCCTGGGACTTTCTATCGTTTATAGATGACAACACAGCTTGGACACAGCCTCGCTTGCGTGACAGAGAGATGCACAAGCAGTCTGGGTACAAGAAGAATGTAAACGGGGCAGACGTAGAACTTGGGATGAAGTCCCAAATCATTGGGGTATCTCTGAAAGACAACCCAGACAAAGTACGTGGTAAAGCAGGTGATCTGATATTCTTTGAAGAAGCGGGCTCGTTCTCGGGTCTTCTCAAAGCCTGGGAGGTTGCCATGCCTACTATGCGCCAAGGCTCCAAAACACTGGGTACCATGATAGCGTTTGGTACCGGTGGAGAAGAAGGTAGCGGATTTGATGGCATGGAAGAACTGTTTTACCACCCTGAATCGTATGATTGTATGGCATTCGACAACACGTGGGATGCCGGAGCCATGGGAACGACCTGTGGTTATTTTGTACCTATATACCAAAACCTAGACGGTTTTATTGATGAAAATGGAAACTCAGAAAAAGAAGCAGCCAAGAGGCACGAAGAAGAGCAGCGCGAGAAAAAGAAAGGGGCCAACGACCCAAAAGCGCTCGACCAGTACACGGCAGAACACCCGTTCACGCCGCAAGAAGCAACCCTCCAAGTCACAGCCAACCTCTTTGATGTCACGTCTCTTAAAGAGCAGTACAACAAGATTAAAGCGCATGGCCTCCAAAGTGAGGGAACTGCTGGGGTAATGTACCACGACAAAGATGGAAAATCGTCATTCAGACCATCTGGGGAAGTACATCCGGTTTATAAGTTCCCTCACAGAAAAGGGGACAGAACGGAAGGGGCAGTTGTCCTCTATGAATCCCCCTACAAGACAAAAGAAGGAGAGGTCCCACACAACCTCTATCTAATTTGTCATGACCCGTATGCCCAATCCAAGTCGACCAGCAATGAGTCGCTTGGTGCGGCATACGTAATTAAACGACCCAATAACCTGTCCAAGCCGGACGATATAATTGTAGCAAGCTATGTCGGTAGACCACAAACACAGGATGAATACAACAGGAATCTATTTATGCTGGCTGAATACTACAACGCAAAAATCGGGTTCGAGAACGACCGTGGAGAGCTTATTGCTTACGCGAAGAGATATCGCAAGCTACATAAGCTACAGGAGGAGTTTGAAATGCTAGACAAGCGAGAGCTTAGATCTAGAAATGTAAAGCGCCAGTACGGCATGCACATGACTGAGCAGCGTAAGCGGCAAGGTGAATTATACATACGAGACTGGCTGATCACACCCAGGCATACAGATGAGGAGGGGAATGTTACACTTAACCTCCACAAGATCTATGACCCAGCACTACTTCAAGAACTTATCAAGTTTAACCACAAGGGTAACTTTGACCGAGTGATGGCGTTTATGGTGGGGATGTATCATACACGAGAGCTATATAATAGAGAGGTAACAGAAATTATCTCAGATAGGTCTCAGGATGACTGGTTCAACAAAATTTATTCGTAACTTACGCGGGATGTACGGACAGGCTAAAATACCGAGACAGCGTATACCGTTGTCTCAGAAAACAAAGAAGTGGAGAGAGGAGTGCGTTGAGGCATATATCGATCTCTCTAAGTTTGGGATAAGCGAAAGACGTGCTTATCTCAAATCACTTTACGACTACTACAACGGTGTAATTGATGAGCAGGACTACAGGTATGTCTTGAAGCCCTACGGCAAGACAAGACAGAACTTCCCGTCCAAGCTGCGTAACTACCCAATCATCAAGCCTATCATTGACTTGTTGCTGGGGGAGAAGGCAAAGCGCCCACTTAACTACACAGTGACGGTGAAGAACTCGGACTCTACTTCTGTCAAAGAACAGAAGAAGAATGAGAGACTCCTGGACTTGGCCAGTCAGATGTTTATGCAGAGCGTCAGACCTGAGGACATGCAGGACGGGGAACCACCTCAGCCCCCGAAGCAAATCATGGAGGAGTTCGAGAGGACGTACGTAGACCGCAGAGCCATCAATGGTCAGGCTGCTATGAACTACATCATGCAGAACGAGGAGATGAAGCACAAGTTCTCCAAAGGCTTCTTTCACTATCTCGTCACTGGTGAGGTATACTCACACAAGGGTGTGGTTCGTGATGAGCCATTCTACGAGGTGCTCAACCCACTTGATATTGACTACGACAAAGATCCAGACCTTGAGTTTGTAGAAGATGGTGACTGGGCAATGGCTCGTAAGTATGCACACGCATCTACAGTAATCGACATATTTGGTGAGTATCTGACGGACGAGCAAATTCTTGAACTCGAGAATCCTCAACAGGCGTCAGCAGACTCATACCTTCTCTACAGATCAGAAGCTAGCGGTAGTGATGAAAACATGTACCGTAACAGGCTCGTAGAATGCATTACGGTGTATTGGAAGAGCCGTAAGCGTATTGGATTCCTTAGCTACCCAGACCCGTTGACGGGGATGATGGAGGAGTCAGTCGTAGAAGAAGGATTCAGACTTCCTAGAGAGATGAAGGAGGCAGGTGCTAAAGTTCGTTATGAGTGGGTAAACGAAGTGTGGGAGGGTACGCGTATTGATGGACGTTTCTACGTCAATATCAATCCCCTGTCCAACCAACGTACATCCCTAGACAACCCTTCTCGCTGCAAGCTCCCAATCAACGGACGAAAGTATTCTGATGTCAACTCAGACAATATCTCCCTCGTTTCTCTAGGTATCCCATTCCAGCTCAACTACAATATCTTCAAGTACCGCATGGAGCTGGCGATTGCACGGTCTAAGGACATCATCGCGCAGTTCGACATCAACATGATTCCCAAGAAGTGGGACATGGACAAGTTCATGTACTTCGTGGAGGGTACAGGCATTGCATGGGTTGACTACAATAAAGAGGGTATCCAACTTTCACCCCAGCACCAGTCTGTACTTGACATGTCGATCAAGACTATAGCACAGTACCTGCAGCTGCTGGAATCTATACAAGTAGAGTGGGAGAAGATATCAGGTGTAAACAGACAACGCCAAGGCGGCATCGGACCCTATGAAGGAAAAGCAGCATCCCAACAAGCAATTGTTCAGTCATCGCACATTACGGAAGATCTTTTCCGCAAATTCGCAAGATTTGAGCAGCGCGAACTCCAAGGCCTTCTGGATTATTCTAAGGAAGCATGGGTTAACGGAAAGAAAGGCATGTACGTCATGCCAGACCAATCAGTAGAAATGCTTGACATCAACTCACTCCAATACATGGAGAGTGAGTTTGGTGTCTTTGTATCTGACGCTGGCAGAGATCAGGACAAGCTTGAGCAAGCTAAAGCACTCGGGCAGTCTATGGTACAGAACGGCGTGCCTGCATCTGCAGTCCTGGACATGTTTGACACTGAGAACTTTGCAGGGCTTAAGGACAAGATTCAGAAAGCTGAGAAGGCTCAACAAGAACTCCAGGCTGCACAACAGAAGGCACAGCAAGAGCAAGCCCAGCAACAAGCTGAGATGCAGCAGAAGCAGATGGAGATGGATGCACTTGAGAAGGAGAAAGACAGAGAGGTGGAGATCAAGAAAGCAATGATTGCAGCAGAGTCTAGAGACCAAAGTGACAGACTGCAGATTGACCTTGAGAAGATGGCAAGAGACTTTGAGATCAAAGAGCAGGAAATACGCCTCAAAGAGCGTGCTCTCGACAAAGAAGGGGACACAGAACCCAACGGAGTATAAGCAGAGTGCGATATAATAATAGCAGATATAGAAAATAATTTTATATTTCAGCAGACCATAACACTAAATACATTTGCACAATGGCAGACCAAAACGACAAGCTAGCTTTTGACTCTATCTCGTTCGCAGACGTGATAGGAGACGGAGCCCCAGGACTGGAAACAGTCGAAGAAGCACCTCAAGATGTTGAGGCAGCTGAACCAGAAATTGAAATAGAAAACGAATTAGACGAAGACATTCGTGAGCGTGGCGATGAAGACTTTGAAGACGGTGTTGATGAATCATACGAAGAAGAGTATGAGGAGAAGACCGTTGAAGATGAATTCGAAGAAGACGTTGCAGAAGACGTCACCATCGCCGATCAAATCTCAGATACTCTAGGATTTGAGATGGAGGCACAGTACGACGATACTGTAGAAGGGCTCACGAACTATGTTAGAGATATCTCCCAGGAGATTGCTGAGGACCAGATACAAGATCTGTTCGAGCAGTTCCCAGAAGTGCAGCGTCATCTTGACTATGTGCTTGCAGGAGGTGAGTCTGAAAAGTTCTTTGAAGCATATAACCCGAGTGCAGACTACAACAACTTCACTCTCACAGAGAATGACTCTATGTCGCAGAAGGTAATCCTTCAGCAATACTTCCAACTCAAGGGCCATGAAGACGCCTTTATCAATGAGATGTTGGAAGATTATGAGGACTCTGGGAAGTTGTACTCCAAAGCTAAAGTGGCCAAGGACTCTCTGGCACAGTATCAAGAACAACAACGGCAGGAAATGTTCCAGCAGCAACAAGTTGAGTTCGAGAAACAAGAAGAGGAGAGAGCAGAGTTTTGGGATGGTGTAGCTAATACCCTTGAAGAGGGGGCGGAGTTTGCAGGTATTCGTATCCCTGATAGGGATAAGGCAAACTTCTTTGACTACATCTCTGCACCGGTTGATGACTCAGGTAGAACCCAACGGGATGTGGATTATAGCGAAGCTGACATGGATATCAAGTTGGCTATCGATTATCTCATGTTCAGCGGGTTTAACCTTGAGGACATCATTAATACAAAGGCTAAGACTGCCAGTGCACGCAACCTGCGTGATCGCATTGTCTCCAATCAGGAGCGTGTGAAGAGCGCAAAAGGTGCACAGCGTCGAAAGCAAAAAGCATTTGATCCAGATCAGCTGGACATAAACGCGCTTCTTGGTTAAGCATTAACAATTAAAATAAACAATCATGGCTTTGATGCAAGTACTTAAATCGTACTACAATGACACGCAAATGACCGACAGCAATTCGTTGGTTAATGCGCTTATGGAGAAGCCCGAAGAGCTGTCTCCAATCATTACTCACCTCGCAGGCCGCGAGGAGAAAAAGTTCCCATTGTCTTTCTTGACTGAAGGTGTGGGCAACACTAGATCTATTAACCGCTACGAGTACGAGTATCGTGTGAAAACTCACGATATCAATGTTCGTCCCGTGGTCAGCACTCCTGTGGCCTCACAGGCTACTTTGGGTGCAGATGGTACACCATTCAAGGTGACCTTCCCCGACAAGTGGTTCATTTTCCCATACACTCTGGTTTCACAAACTGGTGTCTTGGCTCGTATTATGGCTGAGCCCGTTCCTGTGTCCGGAGGCTTTGAATACACTCTCCAGTTGATGGAACCAGGTTCTGCTGGTATCAGCAACAATGCAGGAGGCGACCTCGCTAATGGCGCACTCTGGGGTATGTTGTATGCAAACGTTGGACTTGACTTCTCTCGTGGAAATGCGTCTAACTGGACAGCACCTGGTTTGGTCCGTTCTAAGATCGGTACCGTGCGTAAGTCTTACCAGTTCTCTGGTAACGCAAAAGACTACGTTGCTGAGTTTGAGCTCCCACTGAAGGAAGGTTCTTCTACTAAGTTGTGGATGGACTACGAGGAGTACCGTCACATGCTCAAGTTTAAGGAAGAGTGTGAGATGTACTACTGGTACGGCAAGCGTACGCACGACGACAATGGTCGTACTCAGATGGTGGACGAGAACGGACAGCCAGTTGTTTCTGGTCCTGGTTTGTTCGAGCAGATCATCAACAAGGACACCTACTCTACTTTGACACAGTCTAAGATTGAGGATGTGATCGGTGATTTGTTCTACGGTATGACTGACGCTACCGACAAGCAGGTGACTTTGTTCACCGGTATTGGTGGTGCACGTGAGTTTGACAAGGCTCTCCGTAACTACTACTCTTCTGGTACTGGTGCTGGTACTGCAGGATCTTCTCGCAGCTACTTGACTACTTCAGAGTCTAAGTTCATTACTGGTAGCGGTCGTAACTTGGGTATTACTGGATACTTCACTTCATACGACCACATTGATGGTCACAGAGTGAATGTGGTAAAGGTGCCTTTGTTTGACCATGGCCCTGTTGCTCAGGCTTCAAAGAAGCACCCAGAGACAGGCTTGCCACTCGAGTCTTACAGAATGACGTTCGTTGATCAGTCTAACTACGATGGAGAAAACAACCTCCAGATGATCAATAAGAAAGGACGTGAGATGTTGCGCTGGTGTGTTGCTGGTTCTGTTGTGCCTAAGGGCTTCGCAGAAACCGATACTCGCGCAAGTGATATTGACGGTGCTTCTGTGCACATGTTGAAGACAGCTGGTATCCTGCTCCGCAGATTCGATACTTCGCTCGATTTGACCTGCACTGCATCGTAATTTGTGTTTGGTTTGCAAGGGGGGACCACAATGGTGGCTCCCCCCATTTGCAGCCACACAGCCAAAAGTTATTCTTAAACTAAAAAGAACATGAAAAAAGTTATAATCAGACGCAAAGAAGTGCAGGGCTTTCTCCCCAAAGAGATTAGAGCTGCCGCCCGAGTCACTATTGGCTCAATGTATGTAGGTAGACAACCCCTCAAGGGATTGGACTACGAGGATTCAAAGAAGTTTTTGCCAGAAATACTTGGTACACCAGGAGATCACCCAGACTTCCCCAGACTGGAGAAAGAGTTCTGGGCAAACATGAGGGTTAGAGTCCCTTTTGAAGGTATAGAACTTGATGTTACAGTAGACGAGACTGGTACCCCCATGAACCTCATGGACTGGCTCAGCTACAAGTGGTGCCAAAGACACAGGCATGTAGCAGACAAGAAAGAAAACATGGATGCACACCATAGATTCTATATCTATGATCCAAATAAAGAAGTGCTTGACAAGAACAATCTTGTTAAGATTAAGAAGGAAGCGGACAAGGAGTTTATCAAGCTGTCTAATGATGTGGGTAAGATGAGAAGAGTGCTTCGAATCTTTGGCACAGCGAAGCCTGAGGACTTGTCCGAGATAGAGGTCGAGAATAGTTTGTATGAGCTCAAGAGCGGACAAGCAGAGCGGTTCTTGAAAATTGTTACAGACAAAAACCTTGATCTTAGATCTGAAATCGAGGAGATGATTGCTGCTGGAGTTATCCGTAAGATTGGTAACCAGCACATCTATGGAGAGGAGACCATCGGAGAGAACATCACAGACACTGTGATTTACTTTAAAAACAAAAAGAACTCAGGGCAAGTCAACGCCATGAGAGCCCAGCTTAAGACATTAGCATGACAATAGAAGAAATGCACATAGCGGTAAACTTGGGGGTGCAGAAGATTGCATCTTTCCAAGCTGATAGTCTACTACCGGAAGAGATCGATTACGAACTC